TATAACACCGCCGGTTATCTTTGGGGCACTCATGGTTAATGTATCGGTAATACTGATGACGGCGGCACCACTACCCGCCCCATCACAATAAACAAGGTTAGCAAAACCATTCGGTACGGTTATGTTCGCCCCGCTACCTTGGCTTAAAATGACAGAGTACGGACCACCTGAACCGGAATCAGTAGTGGCGTTTACAACCGCGAAGAACACCCCCGTCGTATTTGGAGCAATAGTGACTGTGTTGTTAGCGCCTAACGCTCCGGTAAACTTTAAAACTCGGTACATGCCGTCCTGGAGATTTTCAGTACCAGATCCAGGGGAAGCTTCTCTTACCGTGAGGGTGTGTGTAGTGCCCGTCAGAGCAACTGACTTGTACGCGACAATGCGGTCAAAAATGTCAAGGTTGAAATTGGTCGTATCGCCCCATGTGCCCGATTGTTCACCTGTGGCAATTTCCTCAATCCCAAGATTTGTCGTATATGAACTTGGCATTTACTGCCCCCTATGCCGCAATATCGGTCCAGTTAGGCGTTTGTGTCTTTGATACATCACTATAACTCGGCGTTTGTGTTGTTGATACAGCACTCCAACTCGCTGTCTGACTTGCATCGATCTCCGTCCACACTAGCACAGTTCCTACCGCCGTTGTAGCACCAACTCCTGTCGCAAAAACCGTAACTCCTGCACTTGCCACTACACTTCCAACTGCGCTAGTGCCAGCTACGCCAGTAACCGCCACATTAGCGGTTCCTGTTACTGTTACACTTCCAACGGCACCAGTGGCGGCTAAACCAGTAACCGCTATATTAGCATCTGCGGATACTGTCACACTTCCAACTGCGCCCGTACCCGCTAGACCAGTAACCGATAAGATTTGATCCGTGGTTACCGTTACACTTCCGATTTCACCCGTACACGCTAAACCAGTCTCAGTTATAACTTGGTCTGTAGATACAGCTACGGAATTAACCGAACCTGTTGCAGCTACACCCGTAACCTCAACCGGAAGAGCACTACCCCAAGTACCGGCTCCCCAAGTAGATCGCCCCCAACCGGTTTGAGTCGCCATCAGCTAACCGTTACGCGATTCGAATAATTGCGTTACTCGAATCCGCCGCTGGAAATTGAACGGTGAAGTCCCCGGAGCTAGAACTCTTATCGGCACCAAAATCCAAAACAACTACCGCAGGATTAGTTAAAGAAATAGAAGTAGTATTTGGCGTCGTATTATAGATCAGAGCACCACGCGCCGTGATGGTTGAAGAACTCCATGTAGAGTCGTCAAAGTCCAAAAATGCGGTTGTGCTAGATGTGGTCGGGTCTACTGAGTTAAGGGTATTACCGCCTGAAGAATAGCCCCCGCTAGCAGCTACTTCATTAGTCGCAGAAAATGCCGTAGTAGTGGCGCTCATGGTGGCGCTACTCGTATATAGCGCCAATTTGAACGTATCTCCTGTGGAGGTATCAAAATCATGCGCGCCAAAAAGCAACTCTTTCTTAAAGCTTGTTGCCATTGCTTGTGTTATAGCCATGTCATAGTCTCCTGATCAGATCAGCTAGCTCGGGATGCCCCGCATCCTTTAAAGCATTATATATCGTAGTTCGATCACTTTGGATAGCCTGTTGCATATAAACAACTAAAAGGTGTTGAATACGTGCTCTAAAAGCAACCGCTTGGTCATGTATCGCAGGATGAGAATCAGGTGAAATAGATATAAGCTCCTTTACACATCGCTCTGCAATTTCTTCTGGCGTAAAACCACGATCCTTAGTTGTATGCACCAACACATTGAAATCCGCAGGCATTTCCATTGCAGCAATAGTCATCACTGCACCTCGCGCCTTACACGATCATAACGATACTCATCACGGGTCTGCTGCGATTCTCCTAGATTCTTCAGGAATACGAGAGCTTCCTGGTATCTGTCGTTATAGAATTTCAGGACATCCGCCTCACCCTTCATAAAGGTATATGCCTCGACTAAGGAGCCATACAGCAACGCTAATTCCGCGTTGTCCCCTAAATAAGAGGTTCCGTCACCGGACGTGGTAATAGATGTTGGGCGGAAATAATAGTGCAATTCTGCCGTAAAACCTGCATTAGGGGTGGGCGCTAAGAGGAAAGACGCTTCGTCCCAACTACCGTAGTACTTAGGAACACCGGTCGTGCCGGGGTTTGGCGTGAAGTCCTGCAAAAAGGTTATTTGTTTATATAACAAAAACTCGTTGGAGGATGAGTTGACCACGCTTAATGAGAAGGGAGCCAAAAAATCTGATGGCTTGGATAGAAATTTTACGCCTGAAGATATGGTCCCGGTCTGATTGCGTCGAAAAACGTCAAGTTGACACTCCTTGAAGATGCGCTCTTCCGCATTCAAGATAAACCGGGGTAATTGTGTGACGAACGTTGCCTCGGTATTTTCCGTATAATCCTGTATCGCTGTTTTCAGCGTGGTAAATGTAAATGCCATATCACGCCTCTACCGTTACAGGGCCCGCAGATGCGGGAAACCCGCCCCCAAAAACCGAACCTACCGTTGCCGTACCACTGGCGGCGCTAAAGGTATATGTATCTGAGTCTACTTTTGTAATAGTGTATCCCACATCTTGCGAAATTACGGACCCTGTAAGCCCGTCAAAACCGACGACACCCCTGAAACGTACAGTGTCCCCGGATGAGCGCCCATGCCCAGGTTCCGCCACGGTTACAACGGCATCCCCGGAGGAGCCGCTCTGAAAGGCGTCTTTCTTCAAAAGAACCTTCACCGCCTTCTCGGTCCTATCCGGGCGAGCCTCTCTAAGAGCCTCTGAATCAGCGGCCACACGGCGGGGCTCTAGTTGTGGGTGCTTCTTTTCCCATTCGTCCCGGCCAACCAGCAGGTTGTTCCACTCAAACTTCATGTCCCGTAGCTTGTACCGCTGACCAGACCTGTCTGAAATGCCGTAAGCATTTTTTCCTGAAGCAAATTTAGGCATCACAGCACCCTAAGCGAACCAGCAGTGGGAACAATGTGCAGCGAAGTTCGCTCTCTATCTTCAACGGCGGCACGAAGGAAATCTTCGTCGTAACGAGCCTTCATAACTGCCATACGATCTGGGGCCCGTTTCATCGATATACAATACGCCAAACCGGAAACAAGGCTAGGAAGAAACCTAAAGGGCACTTCTGCCGTATTCGTGGAAGCGTCCGCGTCGTCTAAACGTAGCAGGCGATAGTAAATCAATTGGTCCGTAGAGTTCTCAGGTACCGGCCAGACTGTTATGGTGGGAGTAATCTGCCTGTCCACAAAAAATTGATTGGGCCTACCTTGTTGATCTTTGTCCGGGAGAGCTAGATAGTCGCCCCGGCCAATACGGTTCATGGCTAGATCCGCGCCAGACCGGCGCACTACAGCATCTAATATATCAACCGTATTCTGGACGTCTTCTAAACTAGGATCTGCTGAGATCGTGGTACTGGCGCTGCTGCTAGAGCCAGTGATGGTCTCGCCCGCAGTAAAAGCACCGCTGGGAACGGTCAAAGTCACCGTGGTTCCACTGGGCTTTGTTATGATCTTGGCCGTAACAGAACTTGTTCCTCCCGTAATCGTCTCGCCAACACTGAGACTGGCGGAAGCGCCAACCGTCGCCGTGATGGTCCCAACTGGATAAGCATCAATCGCAGACGTGGACGACAATTGTGCCACGGTCTGCGTTACCTGCCTCACGGTCCAGAGGTTAATTCCTCTATTGGCCCAATCAGCTAGCATAAGGTTCAGGGAGCGGCGAGCCGTAACGGCATCATAGCCCGTGCGAAGTTCCAGGCCGCACCGTTCGAACGCCTCTTCGATGATTTCGGCTACATCTAAGTTGAAATTAGCTGACCCTGAGATAGCCATTGTTATTCCTCATCGGGAGAAGTAAGTGCGCCCGTAACTGCTTGGCCTAGATCGGTTATCGTATCTGCTATAGCGCCCCTTCCGCTGTCGGCAAGGCCCATGGCTTGCATCATACCACGGCCCTCGATTGCGCCAGCACCCGTACCTAAGACTGATCCAAAGGGGCCTATCAAACCTGCGGCGGCAAACATGGCGTTAGCTAACGATGGGTTTTGCTGGGCTGCTATCTGGCTAGCCGTTATCGCCCCCGGCGTATTGCCTGACGGGTCGGTAATCGCATACCCGATATTCGAGCCAGGGAGGCCAAGTGCGTTGAGCGAGATAACGTCGTTCATCGTTGCGGTGCCCTCCTCTGAGTTGGTCCCAAGACCAACGCCAGGAGATAGCGAGCCTTGGCCCATCATGCTTATGTTGGCGGCTGCGTTCTCTACGGCTGCTTGGTCAATAGCAGCGACGTTTCCTGGGTCGTTTGCCGCTATGCTCATCTCAGCCAGGGAAATTGCCGCATTCACAGCCTGTTGACCCGGATCAACAGAGGCGTGTGCTGGCTCCTCTTCAGTTTCGCCCATCGCTTGACTTTCGGCATCTGAACCTTGTGGTTCTGTCGATACACCATCTACATCAGCGCCGCCACCAC